CATCTACTGACCATCTGTTTTCTTGTTGGAAGTAGTTAGAAGCTTTGTTACCGATATTATTCCTAGCAAAATACCATTGTTTACCTTCGTAATCTAATGACCATTCATAACCATCTTCACTTCTACCAAACCATTCACCTTCTCTCAGAATATCATAAACACAAGTTCCTTTTAACTTGTTGAAATCCTTACGACAATTGTCTTCGGTCATCTCCATTGTCGGCATCGGATAGTCCATAGCTACTTTTGCCAGAGATTCCTTTACATCATCCTTCTCAAATGTATCCTTTATATAAGTCCATTCTTTTTCATCGATGTGAAGATATGGTTCTTGGTTCTTAAACTTGTCGAAGTAATCTAAGTACAATTACTCTCCGAATAGGTCTTTGAATGCCTGATTGGCAGTTGCTGATTGTTCTGACTTTTCTTTCAGTTCTACCTTTGGAGCTTTAATATCATGGTCACCTCTAGCCCATTCGTCATACTCAATCTTACTAGCCATCATATCAGCTTGATGTAAGACATAAGCAATATTGGTTGCCAACTGATTGTCTTTACTCCAATTCATATAGTAACCCTTATTAGCCTCTTCATACAACCCAATTAGCCTCTTCATACAACCCATCTGTCAATCTTAACCCAATATACTCATTCTCTGTCATTTTGACACCAAAGTGTTGAAGTATCCAACATGCTCTATCAGTAACGGTCATATATTGTAATGCTGGATTATGTTTATAAATCAACCCTTGATTCTTTCTGTGCCAGTCCGAATCATTATGTATGTAATTATCTTCCGATAAGTCACCGACTTTACCCAAGTCATGATGGAGAGCAGCAAATACTAATTCTTCGATGGTAAAGTTATCCATCGTTGCTCCATTCTTACTCCACAATCCATGTATCTGTTGAGCAAATTCTACAATGTGTAGAATATGTTCCACATATCCACCTGGATGAGCATTATGAAAATGTTCCTTTCCACTTGCTGGAGCAAGACACATTCTTTCTTCGAAGTAGTCATACATCTTGTCCATACTTTCTAGTCTTTCTCCATCGAAAGTATTTTGGATGATGTCTCTTAACTTCTTCCAATTATGTTCTATTTGTTCTGGTGTTAGTTCTTTCATATTTTTCTCCTAAAAAATGCCCCATGTCGTTAAACATGGGGCTTTTTGTTATTGTCTTTAAGCAGCTTCCTTAGTGAATTTCATTATAGGTTCTTCACCCAAATCACTTATCTTTACAGTTGACAATGTTTCAACTCTCATTTTCATACCCAACAAAGTGATGTATGGAAACATCCATGATTTTAAGTTTGAACCGATTCTATCCCACTTGTCTCCGGTATCAGCACCTGTCTTGTGACGACCAAGAAATATCACTTCATCAAAACCATTTGCCTGTATTGGTTTTTGTAACAACCCTTTCTTGTCTAATTTCAAAGACATCTCAATATCTCTTAGGATTTCATCATATTTTATCCAACCGGTATTAAACTGAATTACTAAAGCGTTAGGATTAGATGCCCTCATTCTAGCAGCATAAGCATTAAAATCATTCTCAGACCAAAAACGAAAGGTTTCTCTATCCTTTATCGCCTGTTCTTCTTTCTTAAACTCATTCTTAACACTTTTAATCAAGCCTGTAGCCTTCTTATTTGTCTTGTGCATTACCTTAACCAACCAGGCATGTACATTAGGGTGGTCTAACACCGAAGTGTTTCCATGAGCATCTTTAACTATAGTGTAAAGTTGTTTCTTCAAATCATCATTATTAGCACGATTCTTTTGAACAGCTTCACCAGCGTTCATCTGATGTGAAAGTGTCTTCAACTCTGTGTTTGAATACACCGAGTTATCTTCAAATGGTATTCTTATCACATCCATGTCTAACATCTTCTCTGATGCCAGTCCACCTTGACAAGTATGGTTACCATCTCCACCCATATCTTCGCCGTTCTCACCTCTACCCTCAAATATGATGATAGGTTCGGATTCAGATGTATCTCCACCTTTTTCATCAATCTTATCAGCGATGGTATGTACTAAGTCCATATGACCTTCTACTCTGACTTGTAAGAATTGTAGTTTTTCTAATTCCTCTCTGGTCATTTTAGTCGTGGGATATACACCATTAATAATCTGCTCTCTTAAAAGATTAACAGCATCGAAGTTTGGTACTTTTAATCTTGGAGCTCCATTTGTTTTATTATACCAAGCATCAGGATTTATCGCTCTACCTATAGAAAGAATATCATTTTCTCTAACGGTCATTAATTCATAACTACCAAACTCAATATACTCCAATAAAACATTGGCATGAGGATTGGCTAGTAGTTTCTTAAATTCCATACTGGTAGATGAATTAAGATATCCATCATTAATATCCCCTTTATGTATACCTAAATAGGCTTTTTTAAGTGGGTGATCTAAGTTAGTAAATTTGTACAAGAAACCTTCATAGTTTTCAGGTACTTCTGTTTTGTATTTTACATCCTTCACAGATGGGGGGGTTGTTAGCTTTTTACTTGTGGCCATTATATGACTCCTATATTCTCTTCTCATATTTAATACGAGAAGTTTTGTTTACATATCACATTGTGTGATAATTATAATAATAAATTACTAATAATTTTTGTAAATGTCAAGCATTTTTACCAGAAAGTTTCAATCCCTAGAAGTTTTAATATATCGCTATTTACATAGGTATCGATAACTAAATGAATCCTATCAACATCACTATTGTTTTGTACAGCGTGTGGTGCTCGGACATCTACATAATAATAATGACCTTCTTATGACCTTCTTCGAGATAGTTTTGTATCTCTTCTCTGTCATCCCAAAGTGAAAAATTAACTTGGTCATTGGTTCTGATAGGAACATGGATTCTAACAATCTTACCATCTTCTAACCCAAAGTCCTTATCAATCTTATCTGAATGTTTACCGATACCTGAGTTAGCTTTTATCTTCATCAATCTAACTCGTTCAAATGTTGATGGTAACTTATCTAGTATCTTTTTGATAACTCCAAAACCAGCTATGTCCATCAAGGTCGTGTCTTGTAGTTCAGCACTTTCATTAACTTTACTTTTTAGTACATTTGGTTTTAAAATATCTAATGGTGTAGGACCATAACCTCGTAAAGAGATTGCTGTCCAATCATCACCTTTACTATATTTTGTTTTAACCCTTGAAAACTTTGTATTGTCTATAAAATTCAATACATCATCGTAATCTAATAATGCTGGTTCTACATCCAAATGTTTTATAACTCCTAGTTTAGACAAACTTATTCTCCTTATATCTATACAATGGCTTTTGTTCTAATAAATAAACTTCACCTTTGACTTGTTTTGTTTTACCCCATTCGATATCACTAACTTTGATAAATCCATATTTCTTATAGAACTCAATAGCTCTTGTATTTAAACTTCTAACTGATAGAACAATATCTCTACCTTTGTTATAGTCGATAAATCTTTCAAATACTCTTCTACCACTACCATCGCCTTGACTCTGAGCAGCAATCTGATGTAGTATACAATCACCTTTTTGAGCCTCATAAGCACTTACTACCCTATCTTTCTCTGTCATCATAGCAACTGCTTGTTTCCTCTTATAATGATTGTATGTGATTAGAACTTTCTCATCCCATATTACATTATGAAATTCAATCATTGTTTCTATTTTGTCTTTTCTGATATGTGGGAATGTATCTCCGTATTGTTTGAATACATCCATTATCTCATCTAAATTATCTAAAGTAGCATGATTCATTATGGTTTCCTAAATATAAAAATTGGTTCATATTTTGATGTAACTCCATCTACATCAACTTTGTTCTTAACATTAGATTGGTCAACTCCAATCATTGACGCCATTAACATCTTTAACTTACCTTCATACTTACCACCAAGTGATTCAATAATATCAATTGAATCTTGTTCTAGTGGATGAAAGTTATCACCAGACAACTTGATGTCAGCGATGTTCCAAAGTAGATATCTATCTGATTTCATACTTTCGTAAGCATTTACTAACGTTGGTTTAAGAAAGTTATCTCTCCAATCTGAATACATTGGATAAGCCTTAAATGATTGTTCATCATCATCTGAATATTGTTCCCTATCAAAGTAAGGTGGTGAAGTAAACACCATATCTAACTTACCCTTATATTGTTGATAATCAGGATGGTCACCAACATGTTCTGAACCCAACTGAAAATAGTGATAAGTATTTTTTGGCTCTTCCCAAAATGGATTGGTTTCTAAACCATGTTCATTAAAGAAGTCAGCAACATACTCGTATCTTGACTTATCTATTTCATCTATCCAATTGTCTGTGTTCGGGTCTGTTCCGATATAATGTATTCTTTTCTTAGAAGACATAGCACCAAGAATCCTACCACCCCAACCACTTGAAGGATCGTAAATGTTTAGTGGTTCATCTTGTTCGATATGGTCTGTATATTTCTCATACAATAATCTAGCAGTAAGTGGGGGGAAGTTAACTGCTGGTTGTGAGTTTAAACTCAACCTAAATATCTGAAAAGCCTTGGGGAATAATCTTGTTTTAATATCATAATATCTAATCATGAAAACATTTGTTTTAGATTTTCTACTTTTAGTCATAACAGTATCTGTTAGGTCATCAATGGTTAACTTAACTTTTAATGTTGGACACCATAGATTAGTAATCATCTCATCTGTAATTAACCCATCAGTATGAGCCTGTTTAATCTCTTCAGCAGTTATAGTAACATATTGTTTAAGATACTTCTCTTGATGTGATTTAGAAATCCATAGTCTGTGATTCTTAAATTTTAGTTTATTATCATTGTAATATTTCAACCATTCAATAGCAGATTCTCCACTCCAATACGGAAGTTTATTTCTTTCATTTTCCTTTCGGTCTTGTGATAAAGACTTACTAAAAGTATACATAGAATCTCTACGAAGTCCTCTGTGCATTGCTTTATAGAATAATGGTTTGTTAACATCTTCTTTAATTCTATCATAGATAGAGTTGAGTCCTTCTCCCATATCACCAATACGAGTTTTCAACATAGTTGGAAAGAACTGATTCACACCATTAGCAAACTTATTAAAGTTTTTAATAACGTTTCTTTGACCATCATCAGCCTTCTCTATAAAACCATGAATGTCATACTCTCTAAGTTTCTTAAATGAACTAATTATCTGTTCAATTGATTGACCAACCATTGGTGGTATTCCACGCTCATCCCAATCTTCAATAATGAACTGGCGAACTTCTTCTATCCATTCAGCCAGTTCGGAATCAGATTTGGTAAATAACTCATGATAAGTGATATTAACCTTAGAGTCTAATATACCACTTTTCTCGTAGTAATGTTTACTCAACTTCACCTACCTTTTGACGGTATAACTTAGCGTCATGTTCATCACGAGCTAAAAACTTAGTTCCATCTTTCAGAGTGAAAGTCTTGTAGTCTTTCCAACCACTTTTATTTTTCTTTGGCATTGATTCTTTCCTTATATAACTGATTAATTTGTTTGTCGGTAGCACCTTGCTTCTTATATGCCTGTTCTATTGTCATAGGCATTAAAGGTACATCTGCAAGTGATGGTGGTCTACCCCACTCATCTACCAATACTTTTTTCTGTAACCATTCTTTTTTTGTCATTTATAACCTCTTTTTATTTCTATTAATCTACGAATAATATTTCTAAATGTCAAGCTTTATCTCGTGTTCATCTTCATATGTTTTTAGGATTCTCTTAACTAACGGATGTCTAATACAATCGTCTCTATTGAAAGCCATATGATTTACACCCTCTACATCTTTTAATCTATACCAAGCGTCATAGAATCCACTCTTCTCATAAGCTGTAATTCCATTAGCTTTAAACTTATCACATTGTGACATATCACCTTGTATAATCATTTTACAATTTGATGATATTCTTGTCATCAAAGTCTTGATTTGCATTGGTGATACATTTTGAGCCTCGTCAAGTATAACATAACAATTCTCTAAATTAACTCCCCTCAGAAAGTTTAATACCCCAATCTCTAACTTACCATCCGACATCATCTTAGTAGCTTTATCTTTACCAATAATCTTATCTAAAATAGTAAATGTGGATTCATTGTATTGTTGTATCTTAGATGATAATTCACCAGGTAAAAAACCTAACTTATCTTCATTACCTACATCTACGGTTGGATTGATAATAATAAGTTTATTATATGGTGTACCTCGTCTCAATACATCTTGTAGAGCTTTATAAATAGATACATAAGTCTTACCTGTACCAGCAATTCCATGACACAATATGAGTTGAGTTTCCTCATCTCCCATTATATTATAGAATATATTCTGATTACTTGTTTTAGGTTTAAAGTTGTTTACTATCTTAGGTATTGCACCTAATTGTGTTTTGTATGTTCTACCAGCCATGAGCGTCACTCCATAATTCAGTTGTCTTTGGGAATACTTCTTTCATTTGATTCAATAAAACCCTAGCATATTCTTGTATCTCTATCTGTGCCGTTTTCTCGTTTCTTAATTCTATAAAATTCATTACTGCTTGAAATGATGTTGTCCAATATACTTCGGTATATAATGTAAGTGGTAATATACAACGAGCTTGTTCTTTAGCCATACCAGCATCTATCAGATTTTTGTAAGCAGTTAAAGTCATACTATGTGCTTGTTTCCAATTAGCAGTAACTGCTATTTCAGCTTGACCTTCGAACTGACCTTCTGATGCTTGTTTATTATCATCAGATTGTTTTCTGTAAATGGTTGGTTCGTAAAACTCATCATACTCAACATACCTACCACTTATCTCATTCCAAGCGTGGTCTTTAGTAGAAGAGTTAGATGTGGTTTCAATACCAACTACATGTTTATACCATTGTCTCATTACAAACTCAGGTGCTTTTATGTGGAACTGAACTTGTAAATGTCTGAACGGTGAATAATGTTTATGTTTAGCAAGATAACGAACAAGTCTTTCATCTGACTTATCGAACTTTGTTTTTCTCTTACCAAATGATACACGAGCAGAGTTAACTACTGTTAAGTCATTACCTAACGAATCAACAACTTCTATAAAACCTTTGTCTAAAACATCGGATTTAATCATTTAAGTTTTCCTTAGCAGATTCGACACACGACCATTTAGCTTCATCAATCATATCCCAATGTTCATCTTTATAATCATCATCTTCATTATCCCAATCCAATGGTTCAATTTCATCATCTTCCATATAAACGAAACCATTTTTGTTTCCAACGCCACCACCAACAAAGTCTTCACTTTCTTCATCACAAGTTACTGTTAACTCGAAGTCATCACTTATCTCTTGTAGTTTTTTGGTTAGGTTACGAAAGAAATCTTCAGGAAAAGACCAAGCCGATGTAAATACTAACTCATCTGTTAAACCTTCTTCAAAATCCGAATAAGCTGCTTCTTCTGCAAATATCCATTTAGAACCAATATCATCTATATTAAATTTCCAATCATCACCAAACACAACTTTACAAGTATTGGGACCTGACTCAGTTTCATATAAACCTGTACAAGAATCATCAAATTTACTCATGAACTCATGAATCTCTTTATTGGGTGATTCAACTTCAACTCTACTTCTTACATGATTAGCCATAACTATTTACCCTTGTCCTCTGTATTTTTTCTTTTTGAATCGTTTAGAACCTACTCTTGTACTGAATTTAGTACCTCGTCCATTACCTTGTCTCGTTTTCTTACGAGCCTTTGTCTCTTTTTGTTTTCCTAATATTAACTTCGCCATATAACCTCTTTCGTGTTTTCATTATTATTTGTGGAGGACCCACTCTTTTCTTTAATTGTAACAGAGAACCTGATACTTCCAAATTACTCTTCACTCGGTTTATCAACTAAGTCTTCTTTCTTAGCTGCTTTTTCTGTAGCAATTTCTGATACGAACTTCTTCTTCTTACCACCATCGTATTCATAAGCATGACCTTCGTTAATTAATATATCATTAATACTAACTAATCCATCAGAAGACTTATCAACGTTCTCTGATATTTCATGACCTACTGCATCTGGTGATACAAAGATTTCTCCTAAGACTCTACCGAACTTACCTGTACCA